ATTCTCTCCTTTTCTCACTTTCTATAGTCATGCTATCATGTTTTAATAACAATGTCAAGAGAAAATCACAAAAAAAGACCCTGTAAAAACAGGGCCTTAGTTATTTTTTTTGTAATTATTTACGTTTTTATCGTGCTTTTTTTGCAAGTTCCTGTGAAATCCACCTTTTTGCAACGTGATTCGCTACTTTTTTCTTAACCAACATTGCGATTCGCTTCCATACCTTTTCAAATACATCCTCACCAGCATCATTATTATCAACGATAATCATACTTGATGTACCAAAAAGTCTTTGGAACTTGCCGATATTCTGTTGAACGCCTTTCCACATTTCCTCAACCTGTTTTTCTGGCAAGGTGCGTTTTCTCATTCTGTTTCTTTCTTGTGCAGTGTCAAGTGATGTGTTTACAAATATCATGTAACATTCATAACCAATACTTTTTAATCCAGCAACTTGTTTTGCAATCTTGTCATAGTCTTTACCAGTGCCATCAATGATAAGTCCTAAACGTCCTTCAAGGAAGTTACTTTGCATACGTTTAGTAACACCTTTCGCTCGCACACGAATCTCTTGTCCTTTGTCTGAAAAGATATCTTCTGGTGTAGTTTCCAACCCAGCGTCATTTAACATCTTTTCATAGATATCATCACTATTGACAATCTTCATACCTAATCCACCAGTGGTACGCCTGACAACGTATGATTTACCGCTGCCAGGCCCACCTGCTAGGAAGATTGCTTTAAAAATATTGGGATCATAAACTCCCTCTTGCAACTCTGTAAATGTTTTCATGTTTTATTCCTAACAACTCCATCGACTTTTGTTTATACATTTCCTCATAGTATTTAGTTTCCTCAGTATTCTCAATATTAATATCCCTATTCTGTGATTTTTGAAATGTCATCTTCTTGATACGATTTTTGAGTTTTGTGGTCATCTGTTACCTCTATGTTTGGTTAATGGTTGTCATAACAAAACGAGTTGTTGTCTAGGGCCCTCCTTAAAAAATTATTTCGTTTGAATCGCTATCTCCTTTTGGAATAATAGCTTCTAGTTTTTTTCCACTATCTGATATTGAAACTCCAACATTAGGATACTGGATTTGGGAAGAATCACGAACACAATCAATATGTAAATCGTGCATATTTCTACCAGAACCATTTTTAAATTCGTGTCTTATGTTTGTTATCAGATATTTTCCAGACAGATATGGATCAAGTTCTGATTCGGAATCTGTTTGATTTTTTAATACTACACCAATCAAATCTCCAGCATGAATTGTAGTATTGCCAGGAACTCTTAGTTGTAAGGTAACAGCAGTGTCTAAAGACGTTTGCCTCGCTCTTCTTCTTTGCAACCAGATATCGTGTCCATTATAATCTACCTCAGTATCATATGCTGGGTTCAATAATCCACCATCAACTGATGGTTTATTTCTTTGGGTGTATTGAAGATACTGAACAGAATTGGGGTACTCTGATATTATATTTCCGTAGTCATCTTTTGCCAAAGAAAATGGTATAGCTTTTTGTGAACCATAACCATTATGTTCATCAACATGAACTTGATTATCATAGTCCTCTGAGTAATTGTATGGGAATGGTGTATATGTTTTATTGAAAGTATCTACTTCTAGATAATTAGAACCTAACATACCGGCACCTGTTTGTAGAACGGTATCTCTTGAATCCATAACATTATAACTTGTGATATTATTAAGATTCAATGCACTGTCTGACTGATCAGAGGTTGATGGAGTCAGTTCTCTATATATCATTTTTGGATTTTTTCTATCCATCATGCTATCAATTGTTCTTAGGAAATACCCCTCACAAGTTTCATAGAAACGAAATGATGAAGAAAAATTATATTCTTTTGACAAACATCTTTTGGATAGTTGATTAATAAAATCAAATGGTCTTCTTGTCGCCGGCACCAGTTTAAATAGATTTGTTGTTTTTTCGTAAAAGAATTCTTTTTTGGAATTTAAATATTCTTCGCCTCGTAAAACTTTTTTAATAATATCTGATGGTTCTCCAGTAAAAGACTGTTGAACTCTAACGTGCTGGTTTCTAACAAACTCGCCTGTTGTAAATCTTAAAGTAAATAGTTTGGTTCTGTCATTCATGTTCAAACTATTTGCAACTTGATACACATACAAAGGGCTATCAGTAAAGTTTACTGAAATATCTCTTTCATAAATATCATCTGCGTTTGGAGTTGCAACCAATAATTTTAGTTTTTCTTGTCCTACAATAGAAAGGTTTGCAGTAAGATTATTGGTATCTACAAAGGTAATATTGCCAGTAATGGAATTTGAATTAATGTCTTCAAATATAGTAAGGGTAGTAAACTGTTCTTTTAAGTCTATTTGATGACCACTAACTGTACATAAAGTACACTCTTCAATAATAAATTCACCGGCATATTTTAGTTCAGCCATTATATTATCCGTTCATTTTGCTTCTGAATTCTTTTTTAATCTGTGAGATAAATTCTGGACGAATCAAACGTATTCTTCTTCTGCTATTTTGCAATCTATCTTCATATTCATAGTTTGTTATTGTAACCGCATCTACTGGAATGGTGTTTGCAGAGTCATTAGGAATTTCTATAGTTTTTGTTGTGTCGCCAGATGTTTGAAATATTTCATAGTGATGAACTCCATTCACATCTTCATATTTTTCTTTTATGTACTGTTCAAACATTTGAACATTCATGGGCCATTCAGTATAATAATCTACAATGTCATTTGCCATCAATATTAACCAATGTAATTCTGAATCACCATAGAACTCATTTGCAATATACTCTGGGGTTTCACCAGCCTTAATATCATAAAAATCAAAAGAAACATTGTTTAGTTTGACAAAATCTCTAAGTCTAGTTCTTCTGGTTAAATTTGTCATTCTGGTAGTAGTTCTATTACCAAGAACATCATAATTTACTTTTGGAAATTGTCTAAAATATGCCATACTTAAAATCCTGCCAATACACGTTCTTTAGTGATAATCTCTAGTTCTTTAAATTGTAGTGTAAGTTCTGTTTCTACTGGCTGATCATCAGTGAAAAATTGTGTTCGTTCTCCACCATATTTTATATCAACTGATTCCAAAACTGATGTTGATATTCTGTGAAGATGCGTGTTTGGAAAATATTCGATATCAAATGTTGATGGTGGGATCATAGTTCTCCCCGCCAAATTATCCCCTTCGACTTCTGGCATTGCATGAAATCTAAATGCTGTAACAATTTCTTCAATAGTTTCTGCTTCTTTTGCATTGTTTGGTAGCATTTTAAACGAAAAAGAAAAGCTTCTTCTACCAATCCCCTCAAAAGACATCTCTGTTCTATTGTTTACAACTTTCCCTGTTGCAATCTCTGCTGCCGCTTTAGCGCCTGGAGCAACGGTAGCATCAGCAGCAGATAACAGCGCTTGGCCGAATGCCGTGCCTGCTTCACTCGCTGCCTCAGCACCTATTTTTTTAACCATATCTCCAACAGATAAATCCGATGACATAGTTCCTATAGAACTCATAGCAAAGGCTGTCAATGCACCAATCTCTGGTTCTCCATAATTTGCCGTGTGGTTTAAAGATAACTGAGCTGGCATATACAATGCAATTGCTTGTGAAAGTCTTTTGGTTGGTGCTCTTTTAATAGATAGAGTTGTTGCTTCTTTATTTGTACTGCCTGGTAATGTTGAACCATCAGGTCTATATGTTTGACCAAAATTAACTTTTGCAGTTGAATTAGCTTGCATATTGATAAAGAACATAACATAATGGTCATGCCGTTTCAGAGTTCCTAAAGAATCTGGATAAGTTAAAAAGTTGGGCCCGACCCTTCCACTATTCTTTCTATTAATTGTTGTTCGTAATGCCATATAAATAATCCTATAACCTTATGAAAGTATTTATACGGATTGTAATGGCATTCAAACCACATAAGGGAAGATATGTTCCCAATAAACCACAGAAATATAGAGGCGACTACAACAACATTGTATATCGTAGTTCTTGGGAGCGTAGGTTTATGTTGTATTGCGACAGAAGTGATGCTATTATTGAGTGGGGTAGTGAAGAGATAATCATACCATATCGTTCTCCACTAGATGGTAAAGTGCATAGATATTTTCCAGATTTCTACATCAAAGTAAAACAGTCAGACGGCGCAATTAAAAAGATGCTGATTGAAGTCAAACCAAAATCACAATGTGGCCCTCCAACCATACCCCAACGCAAGACTAAAAGGTTTCTCAATGAAGTTCGTACATGGGGTGTGAACAAAGCAAAATGGGAAGCTGCAATAGAGTGGTGTGAAGATAGAAACATGGAATTCAAAATTCTCACTGAGGATCATGTAGGTTAGTCGTATAAATAGAAGTATGACGTACTTTGATGACTTATTAGAAAAAACAGGCGGTAATGAACGCTCGGTTGCTTGGTTTAGAAAACAAATCAGGGAAATGGGCGTACCCCCATCTCAGCAACTTATTAGAGAGGGATTGATTAGTCAGCGTCCTCAATACGGACGTATGAACTTTTTCTTCTATGATGCCAAGGGTAAGAACGAATTACCTTATTATGACAGGTTTCCTCTTGTCCTACCTATTGGTATTGCAGAACAAAGTGGGTTTGTTGGTTTGAACTTTCACTACTTATCTATCCCCATGAGATTGAAACTACTCAACGTGATTGCAGAATATGCTACTGATGACAATATGGACGAAAACACAAGAATTAGACTAACGTGGAATCGTATCAAACGTAATCCACTCGTTAAACCAACCGTAAAAAGGTATCTTGCAAGTCATGTACAATCTAGATTTCGTGCGATTACAGCAGAAGAGATGATGGCGGCAGTACTATTACCAGTGCAAAGATTTGTTCCGAAAGGCATTGAAAATAGAGTTTATGCAGATTCAAGAAGAATGTCAAAAGAGCCTAGGAGACTATAATGCCAACCTTAGATGAATTTCAAGCAAATTTTAACAGATACAGTGGGCCTGCATTTCTTAATAGATTTGATTGTTTAATAATTTCACCCTTTGAAGCAAACCCTGATTTTAGTATAGATAGATTTGTTTCTTATAGAGTTGTTTCACTAACATTTCCAGGCAAAAATATTAGAACTGTTACAAATGAAACTGTATACGGCCCAACCTACGAGCTCGCACAGGGGTTGACTTATGCAGAGTCCATATCTATGACTTTTCATTTGTCAGCAGAACATAGAGAACGTCAATATTTTTTGAATTGGATAGATTTTATTTACAAACCAGATACATATAATTTAGAATATTACGATAACTATAATAGATCAATTGAATTATATCAATTAAATAAAAGTGACAAAAGAATATCTGGAATGAAACTTTTGAATTGTTATCCTAAAACGATAGGGCCTGTTGAATATGCACAAGACGCCGGTGAAGTTGCAACTCTTTCTATTGAGTTTGCATTTAAAGAACACTACCTATTGGATGCACAAGGCAATGAACTTAGTCGTGCAGATATTCCCCAAGTAAACAATTTAGATAGAGTTAATTCTAGAAGAAGAAGTCCATTATCACCATTTGGTGCTTTGGATTATGATTTTTAATAATGCACAATAGGAGAAAATATTATGGCATTACCAAAACTGGCGACAGCCAAGTATGAGTTGACACTTCCTTCAACTGGAGAAAAGATTCAATATAGACCTTTTCTTGTAAAGGAAGAAAAAGTATTAATGATAGCACAATCTACTGGTGGCCAAGAAGAAATTCTTATGGCAGTAGAAACAATTATTGACGATTGTACTTTTAACAAATTAGATGTTAAATCTCTTCCAATGTTTGATTTAGAATATATTTTTATTCAATTGAGATCAAAGTCGGTTGGGGCACAAGTAGAGGTAAATATAACTTGTCCAGACGATGGAAAAACTAAAGTTCCAGTAAAAATTAACTTAGAAGATATTAAGTGTGTTACAGAAGTTGGACATAACAACAATATAAAACTTACCGAAAATATTGGAGTTATCCTACAATATCCTAGAGTAACTAGCTTAAAAACAATCGTAGAAGACGATTCACAAACAGCGTTTAATGTGATTAAAGACTGTGTAAAACAAATTTATGACCAAGAAAATGTATACGAAAAAACTGACATGGATGACAAAGAGTTGGATGAGTTCTTAGATTCTATGTCACACGATCAGTTTTTATTGATGCAGAACTTTTTTGATACTATGCCTAAAGTGAAACATAGTGTTAAGGTTAAAAACCCTAATACTGAAGTTGAAAGTGAAGTTGTATTAGAAGGACTATCCTCTTTTTTCTAATAGCCCTCTCTCATAACAACCTAGAAAACTATTTTAGGTTAAACTTTGGGTTGATGCAACATCACAAATACTCTTTGACTGAGATTGAAAATATGTTGCCATGGGAGAGGGAGATATATGTATCTCTTCTGGTACAACATATTGAAGATGAAAATATGAAAGCTCGTCATGCCATGCAAAAAGGTTAATAAATATAGCATACGGAGAGAACTATGACAGAGAAAAAAACAGTAACTGTAGATGAAGAGGTTGCGAAAAAAGATACTAACGGTGAT